ACTTGTGTTTTTGATTTTGTCATAGGTTGTACCTCCTTGTTAATCTTAGAAGTATTAATGCCTTTAGCACTATCAACTAAGAATTTTATCATTGTTGTTTTTTCATTATCCGTTTTTTCAACGAAACCTATATTTTCCATCTGCTCTCCAGTGACTGGGCTAAGTTCTGAATCGTTTTCGGATGATATAACAATTCCATTTTCCTTGTCATAAAAAACATTCTCTAGTACTGTTGAGTCTGCCTTAATAACATCTACGCCATCAACCTTTTCAACTGATACAATATTTGCAAATTGATTTGCTGGGGAATCTACAAGACTCAACTCAACTAAATCGTAATCCTTAATAATTCTAATTTGTGAATCTGACTTTTCGTCATATCCGTCATCCCACTTATTCATTCTTCCGCCAATAGAAAAACCAGTCAAAGTTCCATCTAGAACTTTTTCCCAAGTATCTTGTGCACCCTTTGAAACATAAGCAGAAACAAATACGCCTCTGTAAAACTTCTTTGACTCTGGATCAAAATACTTATCTTCTTTAAAGTCTACCATCTTGCCTACTGCTAGTGGCTGATGCATTTCTCTGATGTTACCACGGAACTTTGCAAATGCTGACATTGATGCTTCTGCAGTAACAATATCCATTTGCTTGTCTAGGTTGTCTAGTGATGCAAAGCCAGATACAATACGTCTTCCCTTATCGACCTTACTAAAAGGCATCGATAGACGAAGATTTTCCCCATCTGAGTTCCAATGGGCCTTAGATATATTGCTCACCATTATATTATACCCTCCATTTTATATAAGTATCACATTGTGGACAAATTGGACATTAGGGAGTTTTCCTGCCTTCACCCTTTGGGTTTCGTCCAGCGACAGTAGATGAACTGTCAGAGTTATTATTTGTTCTTTCAGCATCTCTTGCCCTTGTTGTGCTTTCTTCTGCTGCTGCTTCTGGCTTAAGGTTTAGAACCTCGTCCCCACCATCTCTTTGTGGCATGTCCAAAACAACTCGTGCTTCGTTAGGAGTCATAATCTGATTCTTAACATAGCGCTCAAGAATCTGAGACTGTGCGATCTCATCTGTTAGAGTCAACTCGTTAAATACAAACTCAATAATGTCTGTCTTTTCACGAATGATCTTGTTGATCATTTTTTCTAATTGTCTTTGTGCTGGTCTTGCAACCTGCTCCTTAAAGGTACGATCCTGTGCAAGTGCTGCTGCAATAGAACCAGAATCGCCACCTCCAAGTTTAGACAATGGCACCTGATGTGCTACTAGAATGTCATCACGGTTTTGCTTACGATACTCTTTAAATGAGCCATCCTGTATACCGTCTTCGATGGGATCCATCTTAAATTCAACCTTGTTATTTTCGCTATCACCTGGAAGTGGAATATATAGCGTTCTGTGTGACTGCCCTCTGAGATTTGTTTGTAAGAATCTAAACATCTTATCTTCTGCATCTCCAGAAAGTTTTGCACCCTTTAATGTTACAACGTATCGTGGAACTGCCTTGTTTGCAAAGTAGTCAATATTATACTGTGAAGCAAGTGAGTCTCCGTGTAGTGAGTTGATAGCCGACATAATGTCTGGCACTCCGTAGAATGTATTTAGAGGGGAGTATTGCTTAAAGTGAATGATCTCATTTGGTCTAGCATCTGTAGTTAGTGGGTTTTGATTCTTTGCACCAAAGTTACGGAAGTAAACAATCTTGTTTCCAATGATCTGAACATACCCGTCCTTTAATCTTCTAACTCGCATTGTTGTTGCTGGAATATGCCCAACGTATCCAATTTCTCCACGAGTGGTTCTACCAATTTCTAGATATCCATTTCCAGTTGCCTGAAGGTCTGTGTAAACCTTTTCCATTGTTGCAGTAAATGAGTCATCGTCGTTAAGTGACTCCAACCAGTCTCTTGCCTCAATCTTTGTTCTTTCAATTCTCTTTCTTGCCTTTTGTGTTGCGCTGTTATCTTCTGAAGACTCAAGTCTCATCATTGTTCTTTGAGAAACCTTGAACTCGTAGCCAAGACCTACAATGTTTTCTACCTTTGCATCAATTGCTGCGTGGTTTGCAAATGATGTATCATAATAGTTTGCTAATTCATAAAGGTTCCATGGTGGTGTAATTACGTCAAACATTCCATAGCCATTTACATATACTAGACCTGGGTTTATTTCTTTTGACTGTGCTCCATCAATACCGCTTTTTCCAGCCAGTGCTGCAGTTGTATACTGTGTGGTTGGCTCTACCATCTTTGTTGCTGATCTACTTATTCTTCTTTTAAAGTTTGCCTCTAGGCCATCAAGAGACTTTAAAGAATCCCAATTTCCATTAAATGGATCTGCCTTTGAAAACTGATCGTCTTTCTTTATTGCTTCATCAATTCTTGCACCGATTTCGTATTCATTGTCCTGCATGATTAGTCCTCGTCTCCATACTTAGCAATAGTGTCCTTTGCTGCCTGAACAGCACCAAGATCGTTTAGAGAAGGAATTAGACCAGCCTTTAATCTATCAACTTGCTCTGAGTATTCTTCTTCGCTTACTCTTGTTAGACCTGGGACAAACACGCATGTGCCGTCTCCTGGGTCTCCGTAATACATTGCGGTCTTTTTTAGTTCTGCAATTCTAGAAATGTCATTCTTATCTGAAGGAATGTTTAAAACAGATCCGTTGCCATCTGTAAACCACTTACCGTTAGCCTTCTTATATACGTATAAACCCCAGTCGTAATTCTTTTCAATTACCTGTCGTCTAACATTCTTTACAATTGGTTGACCAGTTTTTGGGTCTATTAGTGAATCCATATCCATAAGTATACCATATCATACTGGATCTATGGTGAACTTATCCCAATTAACCCCAGTATATAGGGTATAGGCATATTCTTTTAGACTTATTGGAGCATCGTCACCAACAACTATCTTGTTTGTTCCTGTATAACTCTTATAAATTTCTTCTGGATTTACTCCATAATAACTTTTTTCTGCCAAAACAAGCACTTTATTCCAGTTAAATGAGTCTGCGTTCCAAAATTCCCAGTCTAGACCAGACCCAGACAAGACCTTTACTCTAAACCATGGTCTTTCTGAAACATTCTGAACCTCTTGAAGGTTCGTAGACTGGTAGTAGGAAATACTGTTAAACAGTAGTGGTCCAGTAAGTCTGATTGCTCCCTCAAAAGATGAGAAGATTAAACTATCTTCAAGGTTAATTCCTAAGAATCCCCATTCTTGCAAAGTTATAACTGGCTCCTTTACAACCTTTCCATTCCAATAAAATCCTATTCCATTTTGAACTAAACCAGTCTTTGCATCTATTGCATAAATCTTTGCTCTTCGTCCAGTTGGATCACATGCAACCATGTAAAACTTTAGATAAGAATTCTTGCTTTCTATTTCAAATATTTGTGTTGGAGCATATGGGAAATAATCTCCATCAAATCTAACTGCCATCTGTGCTGCAATTACCTTAAAGTCGTTGGACCTGCTAGAGTTAATTGGAATTGACAGCCCCCTGTTTATAAGTGGGTCATACTTTCCCTTAACCTGTATACCACTTGTCTTTGTAAGATAAAGGTATGATGATGATCCATTATAGATTGAGAATGGGTTGTTTCTTTTAAAATCATAATATATTCCAGTCTTAGTATAAGGATAGATTGGAGTTCCAAACCTTGTGCCTATTGGACTTGCATCAGACTCATTTAATGCCTGAGATGCATAAGATAGTTTTTTAATATTTATGTTATTTGTTTCTGAGTTTTTTACATTCATGTCTATGTGAGTAACTATAGACAAATCATTAAAGTCTACCCCAGTTGGTGGATAGATAATCATATTATCTACAACCTCATACTTTGTTGTCATCCAGTCTGAGCCAGGAGTTAATACTCCGCTCCTTGATGGTCTTTCTGTTTTTGTAAAGTAGAATGGTGTAGCATTTGCCCCTAACTCTGTATACTGAAAGGTTATATATGTTTTTACAATAGATCCATCTGTGTCATACCTATAGTCTTTTGATACTTTGTTTTTTAAATCTTCATAATCATTATACCCAGTAAACAAATAGTTATCAAGTGATTCATATGTTCTTTGAACTGGCAACCCGTACTCGTTTGCAAGTTCTGCGTAAGTCCATTCAACTGGATCAGTCTCTATAGCAATTGTCTTTGATGGGACTGGATAGTCAATATTAAACTGAATAAAATCAAGATCAAAGTATTGATCCCCCCGTCTATCGAGAACAGACTCAGCGAAATAAGTTAATGGAAGTTGGTCTTCCCAATATGCGTTTGCAGAAACTGTCAACTTATATGTATCAAAGACTTGATCTGGAACAAGTGTATAACTTGCAACATGATCTAAAAGAAAATCTTCATCGCTAATAAAAACTCCACCACCGCTTATACCACCAGGAACTGTTCCTGTTGCAGAACCGTAAGCAGGACGTGATGTTGTATCTATTCCCGCATCTATATCAATTAACTGATTATTTTGATAAACGGCAAACAAGTCTTCATTCCATACTGGAACACCTATTTCATTGAATAGTGATCTAATTTTTTGAAAGTTGTACTTTGTGCAAAATCCAATCTTATATATCTCTCCAGTAAATGTAGATGTATTATCTTTTTTACCACCTACATAAAGTCTTAGGTCAGATAGAGATCCAAAGAACTCTGATGCTGTATCTCCAAATCTAGAAACAAATGCTGGAATATTTACTCCAATGTCTGCTAACTCTCCTGGCTGACCTACTAGTGGCTCGTATAGTGTTTGTCCAACTCCACCATAGTTTATCTTATATGAAACTTGATTATTTTCTAACTCTATTGAAAAATAGTTACTTGAATTTTCTTGCTCAATTCTAAAAAGTGTTTGTGCTAAAGAAGAGGATGCTGGCAGTTTAAAACATCCATAGAATGCGGACACTGGTGTTTTTAAAAAGTCAAAGTTTTCAAATAAAAGATATCCATTTACGCTATTCCAAGAAGAGTTTGGCCTGAATGAAAAAAAGTTTGCAGAATCTGAAGGCTGAACAGCCTTGCAATCTTGAAATAATTCTTTCTCTGTTTTTGAAGATAAGAATATTTTAGGAAGTGGGTTTTTTGATACTGACAAACCTCTGTCTTTAATTAATGTGTTATCGTTAAATGCTTGATTCCAAGATCCTATTTTTGGATATTGATAGTTTGATGTATAGTCTGCAAATGCATAGTCAATAAAGATGGAAGTTCCGCTATAAGAAGTATTTATGTTTTCTGGAATTTCAACACCCTGTCCAAACACAAACTTTCTTTTTGCCATTGCAGTTGGAATAACATATGGATAAATTCCTACGCAGTCTATGTCTATTGGGTACACATCTTCATGTGCATAGAATCCTATCCAGTCTTGACTTTTATCATTGTCGTCAAGCATTTTTGGGAAAGATATATTGTCTTGATCATAGTCTAAAGATATAACTTCTTGTCCATTAATCACAAGAGATGCGACATCTTTTCCAACTCTTAGATGAACAAGCATTGGCCTTGTCCATTCTCCAACATAATATGTGCTGTAGGTATCTCCTATTTTTAAACCGATAGATGGTCCATCTACATAAATTCCATCATCTGATTTAATTGGTCCTATGATTCTTTTTGTATCGTTTGTATAAGAGTTTACCCTAAGCCAAGTTTCAAGTGTGTACTCTTTAAATTTACCAGACTCATTTAACATTCCTACTCCAGGAACTATCAAAGAAGGATTTGTTCCATTTGGATAAAGAGTGGTAAGGCTTGATGCTCCATATACCATTGGGATACCAGTATTTTTTGCTTTAAGCATGCTTTCAGAAACTAAGTAGTAACCATCAAGTTCTTGTAGTCCATAGCACTTTGCAGCAATTCCTTTTTGTGGAGCGATAGCAATTTCTGAAGGAATGTCTATTGGGTTAATTCCAAGAGATGTTGAAGCAAACTCTTCTGACCACTGACCAAAACTTATTCCATTTACTAAAAAAACATCTTCTACTTCTGAACCACCAAGAAAGTTAATCTTGAATACTAGACTTATCTTGCTATCATCTAATGGCGTATCAAATGTTTCTGATATAAAAATCCAGTTATTATTTATAGTTGTGTCATAGTTTTTTAGATGTACAACTATCTCTCCAGTGGTTGTGTCCTCGTATTGGTAGCCAATCTCAAGACCAGCAATATAAGAACTTTGAGAGTAAAAATATCCTCCAACAGAAAATGTCTTTAAGTAAGGGTTAAGATCTTTTAAGTCCATAATCTCGCTACTTACAGCAACAATTGAAGATGTTTCGTTGGATGTTGGAGTAGCAGTTATTTTACCTACATAACTATTTGGAAATGGCTCGTCTACTGACTGAGGATATGCTTCGTAAGTACCACCAGAAATTTCCCAATTAGAGAGATTTCTCTGAAGTTCTGAAATTAAAGAAACATAGTCTGCTCTATCATCCAATGCCCATAGACCAGTCGGATGCTCAGCAAAGACTTTTTCGGCATATAGATTTGATGGATTAGACATTATAGGTCTATTTTACCACAGAAGACTACTTGTTTATTTTAATTTCACAGTAGTCTGTTGTACAGTATGATTCACCCTGAGCCTCAAGATTATCTACACCATCGTAAATTGCACCAAAGTCAATATGCTTCAACTTGCCAATATATGACTCATATTCTTCTTCAGTAATCTGAGTATATGGCTGCTGAGGATAAACAGTGTTTCCCATTGGAAGGAATGAGACTGCCTTTAATTGTCCCTCGTACATGTGCAGTGCTGGAACAACATGCTTTGACTCTGTTTCCTTATCAAATGAAAGGGTTACAGAAACACCATTGTCAGACCAATACTTCTGAGCAGTTGCAGCAAGAGCAATCTTTTCAAATAGTGTTACATCCTTTTCAGATCTTGGATGACCTGACTTGATTGGGAAGTATACTACTGATGTGTTTGCTGATACTACGTCATCTTCAATTGTGTACCCTGCTGCTTTGAACAAGTGCATCATTGGATCTGTATTTCCAAATCTAACTGCACGAAGGAAGAAGTTTCCTCCAGGTCCCCAGTGAACTCCAGGGGTTGCACCAGAAAGAATTGAAACTGATCCTGATGGCTTAACTGTTGTTACACGAATTGATTCACGAACACATAGCCATTCTGAATACTGATGATCATAGTGACGGATCTTGTTGTATCCCTCATCCATCCACTCACGAACAACTGGCAAACCCTTTTGATCTGCAAAGGATGCAATACCTGTAAGCGATGTACCAATACGACGATTGCGTTGCATGATACCGTTTGTTTGTGGCCAGTGTGTTGGAACAAGTGTTACAGTCTTTCCATAAAGGTATGCAAACTTCAGGGTACGCAGGAAGTCCTCCTTAGATTCATGACGATTCAAGTGCACTTCTACAAGTGTACATAGTTCGTATGATTCCAATGGCTGCTCCGCACATGGGTTGAATCCCATCACACGATAATCCTTACCGTCTGGCGCATCCTTTAGTCGTCCATAATTACGAGCAACATCAAGCCAGATAAAACCTGGTTCTCCGTTTTCAGTAATTAAATCTACATAGTCTTCATACTTTGTTCCTACTTCTGCTGAAATAGAATTGTTAGACATCCAGGCCCAACCTGGATTCTCTGGATCAAATGAATTACGCTCTGGAAACATCTCTGAATTCTTTAGATTCATAAATGTTTCATC